GGAGCAGTCCGGCACGACCAGCACGACGAACGACCGGATCTCGATGGGCACGGCCACCAGCACGTCCTCGCGCCGCGCCATGGGCTGTCTCAATGAAGACGCCACGGCGAGCAGCAACGTCGAGGTGGACTTGTGTGTCGAGTATGATTCCGTCCTGGCCTACCCTGGCGTGAGCGGCACGACGGTCACCACGCACGATCTGAACAGCATGACCAGCGACGGCTTTCAGCTCATCGTGGACACGGCGGGCGGCGTGACGAGCGAGTGGATCGGCTATCTGGCATTCGGGGAGCTGACGGCGAAGGCAGGGGCGGACAGTCCCGCGCTCGGCATGACAGAGGCGAGCAACGTCTCGCAGCGCGAAATCGTGACAGGGGCGGACACACCGTCCATCGCAACCAGTGAAGCTACCTCGCTCTCGTATTCGCGCCCAGCCCTGGTCGCCATCCTGACGCAGTGGATGGGGCACGCAAACCCAAGCCGACGGTACGGTTCCTTTTCAGGGAAAGTCAGCGATGCGCCGGAATTGGTTGAGAAGTCTGGGAGCGAGTCGCTGGCGATGGTCTTGGTCGATGCCTTTCTGGCGTTGGTTGGTCAATTGGCTCGCGATGAATCGCTACCTGCCTCACTGACCGAGGACCGCCTGCTATCGGTGTTGCTGGCGCGCGAAGATGCACACGAACTCGGCCTAAGCGATCTCTCAGCGATTGCCACCACAATTGCCTCCAACGACATTCTCGGCGCGATCATCGCGGAGGATGCGTCATTGCTCTTGCGGTTATCCGGCGACGAGCTGCTGGCGTTGAACCTGCTGGAAGATCGCACGCTGTTTGCCAGCCTGGTGCGCGACGAATCCCTCGTGCTCGAACTGATCGAGAGCGCCGCCTTGTTGGCGAGCCAATCTACCGCCGACAGCATGACGGTGGGGATGACTGACGGCTCCGCCACGGCGACGACGATCAGCACCGGCGAGGAGGTGCCTAGCGGATTGACGGAGGATCGGTCGATCGCCGCCATGTTGGCACGCGATGAATCGGTTGCGCTAGCCTTAACAGACTCCTCGGCACTGAGTTTTGCCCGCACGGTATTGACACAGTTCAGCGCCTATCTCACGTCAGGGCGGCGGTATGGGAATTTTCTGCATGAGGAAGCGACGTTGTCTACTATCACCGCGTCAGACTCGTTTGCCTTATCCCCAACCGAATCCGTCGTCATACAGGCATTCCTGACTCGCGATGAATCGGTGCCGTTGAGCCTAAGCGATCTGGCGCAAGTAGCCGTGACGATCGCGGCCAATGAGTCGTTGCTGGCGGCATTGGCCGAAAGTTTGGAGCTGACGCAGTACGCCGACAGCGAGCAGATGCAAGTGGCCTTAGCAGAAGATCGGACCTTGCTCGCGTTATTGCAACGCGAAGATGCCTTACCGTGGAACCTGACCGAGTTGGCCAGCATTGCGGTGTCGATTGCGGCCAGCGACGCAGTCGAGGTGCTGCTAACGGAACTGAGCCAAGCGGCGGTGACGCTCTCCGCCTCTGACGCCATCGTCATCGGCCTGTCTGAAGATCGCGCCATCCTAGCGCGCCTGGATCGAGACGAGGCGCTCGCTATCGGGACAACGGAAGATTCAGCCATTATAGTGCGCCTTGACCGCGAGGACGCACCCGCCTTGATCATTCTGGACACGTCTCAGCTCGACATTACCGAAGGGACATTGATCAGCAAGACGACCAATGACGATCTCACGGTCGGCATGATCGACGCGTATCTGCAACTTTCCGCGACGTTGGCCGTGGAGGAATCGCTGGCATTGAACTGGACAGAAAGCGTGCAGGCACTCGCCAAGTTGACGCGCGAAGATGCGCTGGCGATCGGCCTGACAGACCTTTCCAACGTGGCCGTGACGATCACGGCGGGCGGCGATGCCGTGGGCTTCACGATCGCGGAATCCAGTCAACCGGCGGTGATGGTGGCAGGGGCTGATGCGACCTCTCTTACGGTATCGGAAGCATCGCGGATATTCGCGTCTCTCGCCACGAGCGACTCCGTGCAAGCCGGACTCGAAGAAGCCATTGCACGCCTCTTGGCGTTGCTGGAACGGTCGGACGACGCGGCGTTGGTGGTGATCGATGCTGGCACGCTAATGGTCCCCATTGCGGGCAGCGATGCGGTGGTGATCCAGGTGACGGAGGACGGCGACGCGATCGAAGTGTTTTTGAATCGGCTCGGCAACGTGCTCATCGCCACGGTGCGGTCTGGCGTCAGTTTGCGCACAGTGCGGGCGATCGTCCGTGCGGTGCGGTATCTTGGATCACTTTACACGGTGAGGGTGCTCTAGCATGGCCAAAGTCAAAGTGGAATTCGTGGAAGGCTGGACGGGGGCGTTGGACTTTGAACTGCTCAGCGATGGCGTGGCGCAGAACCTGACTAGCACGACCGTGACAGGGCAGGCCCGCAACCGGCTCAACCAAACGGTGGACCTGTCCAGCGATCTGACGGTCACCGGCACCACCAGCGGGCAGGTCCGGCTGACGCCAGATACCGGCGACTTTCCGGCGAACGGCAGCCCGTACGAATTGCGGTTCAAGGTGGTGGATCAAGCCTCGTCCATCGTGTTCTTTCCGAGCGGCGAGGCATTAACATTGATCGTGAGGCCATAGCGTGGGCTTTCTTGATGGCGTGCGCGATCTGTTCCCGCACGAAGTCCAACTGGCTCCCTGGACGGGGCAGAATGCCTATGGGGAGGCGACGTTTGGCGATGCGCTGACATACCGCGCGAAGATCGAGCAAGGCGTGGATCTGGCGCGGGCGGGGTTGGGGGATCGCAGCATCGTGCCGCGCTACAAAGTGTTCATTGGGGAGGCGGTGCAGGTGGACCCGCGCGATCAACTGACGTTGGATACAGCCTTCGGGGAGCGCGACGACAGCGGCACGTTTACTGCCCCGCTGGCAACGATTAAAATGGTGACGCCGGTGTACGACGAGCGCGAACAGGTCTGCACGATCATCTATTGCGGATAGGGACTGATGGCCAGCAAAGGAATCACCGTCGAAGTGACTGGGTTGAAAGAAGCCATCGCCACGTTGGATCAGATGGGGCCGAAGGCGACCCTGAGCATCGGGCCGTTGTTGAAACAGTTTGCCGACACACGGGTGGTGACGGAGGCGAAGCGGCTGGTGCCGGTGGCGACCGGCGCGTTGAAGGGCAGCATTCAAGCGCGTGAGCCGGTGTATGACGATCAGGTGGTGTCGGTGACCGTGGGCGCTGGCGGGGTGGCCGCCCCGTATGCGTTGGCGGTGCACGAAAACCCGCGCGCGGGCAAGACCGGCGGCGTCTCGCCGCAAGGAAAGCCCTACGCGCGGACCAAGAAAGGGAAGCCCACCTGGGCAACGACGGGGCAGTGGAAATATCTGGAGATTCCCGCATTGGCCGCGGCGAAAGATTCGGCACAATGGCTCGCCCGCGCGGTGCGGGGCATCATGAAGCAGTGGGGGAATTAACATGGGATTAGCCGAAGATGTCAAAGACTTCTTGACGACCGGCGGGGTGACGGACACCATCTTCATCGGGGAGGCGGGGGAGCGACCGGCGGCCTGCCTGGTGGTGACGCCGACAGGCGGATTGGGGGCGATGCGCACCATGTCTGGCAGCGCCAGCAATGCCCCACGTGAGCATGTGCGCGTGCAGCTACGGGCCAGGGCGGCCACCTACGACGCCTGCTCGACCCTGATGACGCAAGCCTACGGCCTGTTGAGCGGGATGCCGGAGCGCACGCTGAACAGCCGACGCTACTACTATGCCAGCGCGGTGCAGACGCCGTACTACTTAGGATTGGACGACGCGGCACGTCCAGTGATTGCCACGAACTTTGACTTGTGGCGGATCGAATCGACGCAAGGATAACGGGCCTACACATTAAGGGAGGACGCCACGATGGGAAACGCGATTATCTTAACCAATGCTTTATTGGCACTCGGAACGGGATCGGCCAGTGCGGACCGCGACATCTCCAACCGGACCACGAAAGTGTCCTGGTCGGAAGAGTTCGACGAGCATGATGTGACAGTCATGGGCAGCACCACCCGCGTGCGGGCCATCGGGCTGGGGGAATCGAGCATCGAGGCCGAGTTGCTGCAAAGCTACACGACCACGGACGGCGGGGAAAACATCGACAGCATCGTGGACACGCTGCGCGATCTCAGCGCCACGGGCGGCAAGTTCCTGGTGCGCATGCGCAAGACCAACGCGGGCCGCAGCACCACGAATCCGGAATACTCCATGTTGTGCGTCATGAGCAAGCGGAGCATTTTCGATGGATCGATCGGCGACGTGCTGATGAACAACCTGAGCTTTCTGAGCGCAGGCGATGTCACGCGCGTGACGACCAGTTCCTAAGCGGTGGGCGTGGGGGATGCCAGAGAAACTGAGAGGGACTTGTGGGCAAGACGTTGAAAGAGCAGTTGGCGGGACGACCGGACGCGCGCGAGCGCGACGTGCTGTTGCACGCGGCAGGCGGCGAGCCGTTGGGCGTGACGATCCGGCGCTTGACGGTGACGGAACGCGATCGGTTGATCAAGGAGTACAAGCTGGGGAGCGACGAAGGCAAGGACCGCGGCATGGAGGCATCCATCGCCATCGTCACCCTGGCGGTGGTGCAAGATCCGCCGATCACGAGAGAGGATGTGGAAGCCATGCCCGCGGCGATCGTCGACGAAGTGGCGACGCTGATCATGGACTTCAACGGCTGGTCGACCAAGGGTAAGCGTGAACTGGACGACCAGTTTCGCGCTCCAGCCGGACCTTCAGTTTAAATACTGGTTGGCTGCCGAGCTGCACATGACGGTTCGGCAGCTCACCGAGTCGATGGATTGCGTGGAGTATCATTGGTGGGCCTGTCACTTTCAGCGCAAAGCCGCCGAAGAAGCGAAAGCGATGGAACGGGCGAAGCGCAAGCGGGGGAACTACTAGATGGCCGATGAAGTGGTGGCAGGGACCGTCTCGACCAAGTTCACGGCAGATACCAGCGGCCTGAAGAGCGGCTTGCATGACGCCGCCAAAGGGCTGAAGGGATTGAGCGAGTCGATGGCCAATAGCGCCGCGGGCAGTCACACGCTCTCCACGGCACTGGGGACCGCGGCGGGCATGTTAGGCGGCAACTTGGTCGTGGAAGCGCTGAAGGCGGCGAAGGCCGTGGCCACATTCGCCCACACCGTCACGGAATCATCATCGGCCATCGTGGAATCGATGGATTTGATCGCGCAGCAAACCGGCTTCACGCTGCAACAGATGCAGCAACTTGAGCCAGCCTTCGCCCGCAACAAGGTGTCGGCCGAGCAGATGGGGACGATCTTCCGCGTGCTCGCCAAGAACATGCAGGAGGCGAAAGACCCCACCAGCCAAGCAGGAAAAGCGTTCGAAGAGTTGGGCTTGAATATGTCCGGCCTGGAAACGCCCGCCGAAGTGTTGACACTGCTGGCGGACCGGCTCAGCCAACTGCCGGAAGGATTTCAGCGATCGCGGCTTGAAACGGAATTGTTGGGCCGGTCTGGGTTGAAGTTGAACGCCATCCTCGCGCAAGGCGCAGAAGGGTTGCGGCAGTCGGCGAAAGAAGCGCATGCGATGGGAAACGTCCTGAACACGGACGCCAACAATGCCTTGCTGAAGGTGAACGATTCCTTCGACGATTTAGACGTGGCGCAAGCTAATCTGAGCAAACATCTGGCCGTGCTGTTCGCGCCGTTCGTGCAAGCCACCA